TGATTTTAAAACCTACACCCAGTTTTCCAATAACCAAACCATCTTGGAGGGTTTTGAATTTGGGTTTAGGTCTGGGGACAATTTGAACATTGGAACGTGGTTAGACGAATATCTTGGTGACGATGCCTTGATAAACACTTTGCGTTTTCGGTTGGCTACTAGGAATTCCAAGATGTTAATAGCCTTCACTCCTATTAATGGGTACACTCCGTTTATAGCAGAATATTTAAAGGGTTCTGAAACCTTAAAGACTAGAAGGGCAGAGCTTCTTAACCGAGAACTTCCAGTGCAGCAATATAGCCCGAAACGGGACGCATCGGTGGTCTACCTGCATTCGGATGAAAACCCGTTTGGTGGCTATGAACGTATAGCTAAGGATTTGCGGGACAGACCAGAAGAGGAAATATTGGTTAGAGCTTATGGTGTTCCTGTAAAAAGTGTGACATCGTTGCTTCCGCTTTTCAATACAGAGGTTAATGTTCTTGGTGAGGAAAAGAATAAGTATGGTATGTCCTTTCCTGACATATCGGACAAAAGCAAGTTTACTTGTTATCAGGTGGTTGACCCAGCTGGGGCTCGCAACTTCACTGCTATATGGGCTGCTGTGGATCGGGACGGTTATGTTTACATTCGCCGGGAATGGCCCGATAGGGATACCTATGGAGAGTGGGCTATGTTTGGTGATCCTAAATGGAAGGTGGGGCCAGCAACCAAGAAACTAGGACTAAACGTAGAAAGATATGCTGAGCTGTTCCGAGAGATTGAAGACGATATTGGTATAGAAGTTTTTGAGCGTATAGGTGACTCTAGGTATTTTGCTAGAGAGAATGACAACAATGAAGATTTGTTTATGTTGTTTGATGAATATGGAATGCTTTTCCATCCATCAGATGGCCGCATGGAAGAGGTTGGTATTAGTGCGGTTGACGAGTGGTTTACCTACAATCCAAACGATCCAATAGATGCTGCAAACAGGCCATTGTGTTACATACACAGGGAATGTGGGAATTTGATTGACAGTTTATTAAATTATAATTCACAAGGTAAAGCGGATGAGGCTCTTAAAGATTTCTTTGATCTTATACGCTATTTACGAATGGCGAATGGGGGAGAAGGCCCGGACTACATGGAGAACAGAAGCTTGCTAACAACGAGCAAATCAAAAGGAGGATATTAATGCCGAAGATTAGGATAGGAGCATTAGCTGAGGAGCTTGATGCTGATGTAGATGATTTAGTTAGTTTAGCTAAATCAAAGTTGTGTTCCTCGATGATTACGGGAAAAGGCGGCAAGGCATTGTGGATTAATGAAGATGGACAAGAAATATTGCGTATGGCTGTAGACATTCCTGAAATTGTTCCCAAGCACTACAAAGGGTATGTTATAAAGTCTGCTGCAAATCCTAGATACATATACGCTTTAATTAAGGAAATTGATAAGAAGGTTCCGGTGTGTGTTCCTAGAAAATTAAGAAAAGCCTTGGTTGGTAAAAATATTAAAATAGAGGCTATTGAAGATGCAGTTGGAGTGTCCTACAGATACGTCAGATGACATCACAATGAACCGTCAATGGATATGTGAGCAGATAGATCGACTGCTTGCTTGGGAGATTTTGTGCAAAGTAGCTACCCACGATGAGCTTTACTCAATAAAATCCAGCGAGTTATGTGATAAGATAGGAGCTAACGAGCAATATTTTTATCACGTTTTCCACAACATCAAGGGCAAGCTCAATGCAAAATGATTCTATTTCCGAGTCTCTAACATACGTTAGTGACGATCCTGACATTACGTCTTTACGTTACGCTTATGACCAATCCGTAACTGAGCTTGAAGCATATTTTGATTTATGCCGAAGCAGCTATGATGACCGCCGCAACTGGTGGCCCGGCAAGAGTAGGGATCTTCGCAAGCACGGAGCAGACGCCTTTCCTTGGGAGGGAGCCTCGGACATGGAGAGCCATGTTATTGACGAACGTATAACCAGATTGGTTTCTTTGTTTTTGTCTGCAATGAACAGGGCAAACATCCGAGCATTTCCTGTAGAGGTGGCAGACGTTGCACGAAGCAAGGTAGTTACAAATTTTCTAAAATGGATGGTAAAAAGTGGTTACATTCCTCGCTTTAAACAGGAGATGGAACTAGGAGCCAACTATATGTTGGAACGTGGTATATTGATTACCTACGTTGGTTGGCACATGGAGGACAGATCTTTCCTTCAACGTCTTAGCCTAGAACAAATAGCATCTATTGATCCCGCCTTGGCAGAACTAATTTCTGAAGGTGAAGCAGATGATGATGTTTTGGCAATGCTTCAAAATAGTTTTCAAGGGGTTACCGAGAAAAGAGCTAAGAAAGCTCTTAAAGATTTAAAAGAAAATGGAAGTGCTGAGTTACCAATAGTGCGTCGCCAAGTGAACGCTCCAGAGGTAAAGACACTAGCCCCAGACGGAGACTTTATCTTTCCTCCGTATGTTACCGATCCGCAGCGGGCTCCATATTGTTTTTGGAAAACCTATTACACGCCACAGGAGTTGCAGAACAAAGTGATTACTGATGGTTGGGATGAAAATTTTGTAGAACACGTCATTGATCGTTACCGTGGAGTGAACATAGACTCTATCGAGCGCGAGCAAGAAGGACGTAGATCTCTTAGTCTTACCGATAATGCCTATGAGGCTGAGGAGCTTATTGAAATTGTTTACGGTTACCAAAGATTGATAGACAAAGAAGATGGTTCCGAAGGCATATATTGCACAGTGTTCCATCGTGAGTTTAGTGGAATGCCTGGTATACCGGGTTATGCAAAGTTTGAACTGCTAAACGGGTATGAAGACTACCCAGTAGTAGTTACTAAGCTGTCCGAGGATAGCAAAAGGTTGTATGACACGATGACCATTCCTGACTTGCTTCGTGGCATACAGAACCAAGTAAAAATTGAACGCGATAGCCGGATTGACCGTAATAGTCTTTCTACGGTGCCACCAATAATGCACCCAGTCGGTCAAGCTCCTACAGATTGGGGTCCAGGTAGAATGATACCATATCGCCGTAAGGGTGATTTTGAATTTGGTCCAACTCCTGTTTACAATCAAGGATCTCTTGAGATGGAGAAAACCCAAGAGGCTCAGGCCGATAGGCTTGTTGGTTTGGATCGTGAAGGTCCAGTTAGCCAGATAAGACAGCAGTTCTTGGTAGACAAATTTTTAACCCATTGCTCTAACGTCATAGGGATGTGCTACAAATGCTTTCAGCGTTTTGGCCCTGACAGTGTTTTCTTTCAGGTTACTGGTGTTCCAGATCCTCAAATGTTTAGCAAGGGAAGCCCAGACGAAAGTTTTGATATAACAATTTCCTATGATGTTCAGAACACTGACCCAGAAAAACAGGAGAACAAACTAAACTCCATGATTTCTTTGCTTCAGTTGGACAGGAATGGAAGAATAAACGTAGATAATTTAGTAACACTAATTGCTGGAAGCGTAGATCCGGTTTTGGCTGATAGTGTTCTTCAACCAGTAGAAGCTGCACAGCAGCAAATGCTCAAAGACATTACAGATGACTTATCAAAAATTTATGCGGGAATCGAGATGCCGGCACGCGCAAACGGTGCTCAAGCGGCTATGGGTATCATTCAGCAATATTTGCAGCAACCGGATATTGCCCAACGTATGCAAACTGATCCTGCTTTCTCGCAGCGTTTGCAAAAGTATATGGGCCAATATCAGTTCTCTATGCAACAAGCTGAGAACGCTCAAATAGGTAAAATTGGTACAGCACCCGCTCAGATGGGTGGAGTTCAAACCCAAAACATGGCTCAGTGAGTTTAGAGAAAGACATACAATCGCTACACAACCACGAGTCTTTTGCTCGTTTTATAAATGTAATATCAGCTTTGCGTGAGGAGTGCATAGGAGATATGCACGAGGCTCCAACAGAGCAGCTTCAGCAAATATCTGGAAGGATAATTACCTATGATCAGATATTACAAATGGTTGACGTGAAAAAACTACAAAAAAGACACAAAGATTTTATTTAATACATGATAATATGTTTCCGCGCAATCGCTAGGCGTAAATAGTGGAAACAGTTATGAACGATGAAATCAATACAGCCGTCGCTGAGGCTGAACCAGAATCAGTGGACAACCAAAACATATCTGCGTCTGACTTTGTTCAGAGACGTAGCGAGGCTTTACTAGGACAACAGTCCGAGGAAGAGTCTCAAGAATTGGCCGAGGAAGCTAGTGAGGAAGAAATTCCAGAGCAAGCAACTGAGGATAATGTTCTTTCACAGTTTAATTTAGACAGTTTGTCGGATGAGGAAAAAGACGCTTTGCGTCAGCAACTCATTCCCGGCGCGCAGTCACGTATTAGTGAACTTACGGCAAGACGGAAAGCTGCTGAGGAAGAGTTGCAAACTATGCAACTAACAATCAAGGAGCCAGAAGTTAAAGACAACCCACTATCTAATTTATCAAATCTTGAAGACCTCCAAAAGAAGTCTGATGAGGTGAGTGATGTTATTAGTTGGGCTGAAGATTTGTTGTTTGAGTCCGATGACTATTCTGCTGACGATGAAATAACTACTGTAGAAGGTCGCCCGATGACTAAGGCCGAAGTGCGTAAAGCTCTTCAAAGTGCCAGAAAATCGCGTGACTCATATATTCCAGACCAATTGAAAAAACTTCAAGGTTTGGAAAACGCAAAAACAATGCGTCAGCAGCTCGGCAATAAAGCCGTAGAGGAACTTGAATGGCTAAGGGACGAGAATCAGAATGAGTTAAAGAATCAGTTCTTATCAATTATGAGTGATCCTAGACTACAAGATTTGGAGAGTTCTTCTCCAGATTTATATTCTCAGATTCCCTACTTCATGTCTCACGCTGTAAATAGCATATACGGGAGAAAACCAATAAAGGGAAAAGGTACACCGGTTTCAAAAAAATCGTTAAAGCTCACTCCTTCTAGTGGCTCAACTCCAGTTTCTGCAATGTCTGAAAAAACTGAAAGACCTTTAGGCAAGGCTTTAAAAGAACATAAAACCCGATTTAAATCATCTGGACGAAAAGACGATTTCATCACTCTAAGAACATTACAATTACAAAGTAAATAATCATGGCATTCTCAGATACATTTGATACCACAAATCCCGGTTCGGCTGTTTCCAATCGTGAGGACCTGATGGACGTTTTGACCATCTTGGCCCCCGAAGAAACTCCCGTACTTTCATCCGCATCTAAATCACGAGCAAACGCTACGTTTGTTGAGTGGACTGTAGACAGTCTTTCATCTCCCAGTACCACTGGGATAGCTGAAGGAGCTGACGTTACTACGTTCACCGACCAATTCAGTGGCCGCGCTCGTCTAGGCAACTACGTTCAGAAGTTCCGCCGCGACTACATGGTTTCCGACTTACAGGAAGCTGTTGACTCCGTTGGTCCTGCTAAAGTAGCACAAGCCGAAGCAAAGGCAATCCGCGAACTAAAACGTGACATTGAAGCCACTCTCTGCTCTACCAACGACCGCGCTGCGGAAGATGGAGCTGGAACGGTTTACAAGTTGCGTGGACTTGGTGACTGGATTGATTCCGCAGGGCCGTCTGACGTTCCTGCTGCGTTCCGCACTCCTGCTGACAGCATCCACTCAACTGGTGCTTTCACTGAAACAGTATTCAACAACCTCATCACCTCGATCTTCCGTGTTACCGGAATGAGCAATGGTTTGACGTTGGTTGCTGACACTGCTCTGCGTCGTGAGATCAGCGACTTTGCTCGCCTTGATCCAGATGGTTCCGGTGCTGGAACTTCTATCCGTAACGTAAACTACAACGGTGACGTTGCTCAGATTAAGCTCTCTGTTGAGCTTTATGAGTCTGATCACGGCACGGTTGCTATCGTTAACGGAAACCCTGACTGTATGCCCGACACGACTAACAAGGACACTGGTTATCTGGTTCACCCAGAATACTACGGTGTTTCCGAGTTGATCCCAATGGGCAGTGCCCGTCTCCCCAATCAAGGTGGTGGCGAGCGTGGATTTGTTGACTGCGCATTGACGCTGACAGTATTCCACCCTGGTGCACACGGTAAAATCACAGCACTTAGCTAAACCATAGGAGGTACATTAAAATGGCTATTGAACTAAAGAAAGTACAAAACGTTGAAACCCTAGCATTGGGATTCAATTATGAAGCTTCTATTGACCTGTCTACTCTCGGCACAACCGCTGGTTCAGCGACTGCTGTAGACATTCAAGTTGGTGGAGCTGCTATGGCTGGAGGTGTCTTCGGAGCTGCAATCATTGTTGACGAGCTTGTCGTTGGAACCAGCATCACGGATGCCACTATTGCTATTGGCGATGATGGTGACGCTGATGGTTTCGTCGATGAAGTTGACGTGTTCAGTGACAGTGGAAACCTCGGCAAGATTTTTGCCAACACAGGAGCACTTTCTGTTGTAGGTTTTCATCTTGTTAGTGCTGTTGATCTCACCTACAACTTCACAGGTGAAGGACCAGACGTTGCTACTGAAGGAAAGATTCGTCTTTTGATGAAATACTATCCTACAGCAGGAGAGTTATTCGCATCATAATTCTTTAAAATAAAACTATCTAGGGGAGGTCAGGCCAGTTCTGGCCTCCCTTTTTTTTAACCTTTTACATTTTTTAATTATGCCAAATATGCCCACAGTTACATTGGAACCTTATCTTGTTACTAACGATCCTACAACTGGTAAGCAGCTAAGTGGAAACAGATCTGTTGTAAAAAAACAGATTAGAGCTAATCGCAAAGCTGCTCGCAAAGCTGATCGCAAAACAGCTAGAAAAGCTAGAAAAGATGGTCTTGTAGATCGCACCGAAGGAACAGTAAACAGAAAGCCTTTAGAGCTTCCTCCTTTGACTGTTAACTTCAAAAAACGCAGAAAACCCGGGCCAACTACAAAAAGACTAGGTAGACCATGAATATTATTAAATGCCAAGGAGTGAGCTGCAATGTTAAGTTATCGTGCAGTAGATATTACCCCCTGGGGGTATCTGTTGACGAAGAACAATCGTTTGTTGTTGTAGCAAAAAGCCTTCATAAATTTTTTAAAAGTTGTTTGTTCCTAAAAAAGAAATGAATATTATTACATCAGTACCCAAGTATGATGACGGTGAGGTTAATCGAGCGTTTATGCGTGAGATTGAAACTGGCTTCAAGATGGAGCGAGCCAAAGAGCAAGATCGCATCAATGCTACTGCTAAAGAAGCAAAAACAAATGTGGGTAAAACTCACCCGGTGTTAGGCAAATGCGTTGCCAACATTCCTGCAAGAGACTACTTCAGACTAGTCAAGAAGTACGGAGTAGATCACGTACACAGCAAAGAGTTTTTAAAATATTATAACAAGAAGTTTCCAGAACTTAGCCCTAATAAAGCGTAATGCAAAATAGAGCCAACAAAGATTTATTTGATTTAATTTCCGCGCTTGCTGGTAATTCAGATTTTACTACGCAGGAAATATCTCAGTTGTTGGCCTTAGCTAACAGAAGGTTTTCTCAAGCCTACAACACCACCCCATATTGGGTTAGGTATTTAACTGTTGGTGAAGAAAGAACTATATCAAACTCAGTAGTTCCTTTTACTCAAACAAGCAAAACTGACATAGGAGAGTTTCTTAGAATAAATCGAGAGCAACCTTTATTGAGAAACTCAACTATTGATTTTGAGTTCTTTGTAGAGAGCGACGGGGCTCACGTCATTAACCTTACAGCTTCTGATGCTACAAGCGTTTTTGTCACTTACAGAAAACCGATCACTCTCCTAACAACATTAGACAATAATGGGACGGGTGGAGAAACTGAAGTTCCTAACGAATACTTTTTGTTTATGACCCATGCAACTTACGCTGATTTCTTGCGTATGGACGGGCAGCACTCAAAGGCAGGTTTTGAAGAAGAAATTGCCAATCAATTTTTAGCTGAGGCTTTAGACAATCCCCAGCAAGTTTATAACAATAACACAGTAGGACAGCGTTTTAAAACGTATGTCAGCCAACAATCGAGATAATGAATAGTCTAGTAACAAACCTATATCCACGCCCAAATGGAACGGTATCTGGAGAAAACCTATCCTGTGCAACATCAGGATCTGGAGTCTCATTTGCTGCATTTGATAGCAACACCAAATATGTAATGATCGACGTTCAAGATAACAATGTTATCGTGACGTTTGATGGTAGCGCTCCTACCGCATCTAATGGTCATCTTCTTGTAAAGGAGAAGGGACTTATTACACTTAGTGCTAGAGCCGCTAAGGCTGCTAAGTTTTTGGGTGTATCGGGTGCTTCAGTAATTCACGTTTCACAATTTGTGTAATGAACCCCGAGCTGAACAAGCTTGGACTAGGAGCGACAGGATCAATACTGGCTGTTTCTTTTCAAGGAATTAGCGAGGTAATGTCTATCGTCGCTTCGGTGTGTACCATTGCGTACATGGGACTTTGGGTATATAAAACAATAATAGAATTAAGAAAGCGATGAGTGGTGAACTAGTGGCAATGCTTGGAGGTGGGGTCACGGGATTTGTAATGAAACTAATCTCGGCTCAAATGAACATCCAAGCCAATGCCATTAAGTCCATGATTCAGAAGCAGGAGGTAGCGGATAATTCAGCAGACAAAGCAGCTAATAGATCTGATGAAAACGGAGCATGGGTTAGAAAGCTCATCGCTATGTGCATATTGTTCTCGGTGGTATTTGCTCCCTTCGTCATGGCCTTCTTTGACATACCAGTAACCATCGAGGCAAACAAACTGGGTATATTTAAATTTTTAGGAATCGGAGCAGACAAATGGAAACACCTAGAGGGCTTTGTGTTATTGCCCGAAGTAAGGCAAGGAATGCTAGCCTTACTAGGATTTTACTTTGGCAGTTCTCAAGTTAAGTAATGGATATAAGCGACAAGACGGCAGTAACGATACCTCTTCGCAACTTGATTGCGTTGATTGGGTTTACAGTAGTTAGTGTGACAGGGTACGTTAATATGACGAGCCGTATAGCTAGCTTAGAGAACGCTCAGAACATTAGGGACGTTGAAATTGGAATGAACACAGAGTTCCGAATTAAATGGCCTAGAGGAGAACTGGGAGCTTTGCCTGATGACGCAGAACAAAATCTTAGACTTCAGTATTTAGAAAAAAACATGGAGGAAATTGGCAGCACTGTAGAAAAACTTAAAACCTATGGTAGTGTTAATTTTGAACTACGCGACAAGAACTACCTAGACGTAAAGGAATAATATGAAGTATGGAACACGCAAACCATGCCCAACGGGCAAAGGCAAGGCTAAGGGTAAAAGAAAAAGTTATTAGTCATGCCAAAGAAAAAAGCTAAGAGCGGAGGCAAAATTTGCCCGGAGGGCAAGGCTTGGGCCAGAAGGACGTTTGATACATATCCTTCTGCTTACGCTAACTTGGCTGCATCTAAGTATTGCAAAGATCCTAACTACGCTAAGAAGTCTAAAGGAGGCAAAAGGAAAGGACGCTAGTGGCTCAACTCAAACAGTGGCTAAAGGAAGACTGGGTAAGGATAGGTACAGATGGATCTATCAAGGGCAAGTGTGGCACTTCTGCTAATAAGAAGAGGCCGGACAGATGCTTACCTAGACGCAAAGCCATAAGCCTGACTAAAGCTGAAAGAGCTGCCACTGCAAAGAAAAAGAAAAGAGCAGGAGCAACCGGGCAAACGGTTGTAGCTAACACACCAAAAGCAAAGGTAAGAAGTGGCAATAGATAAATCCAAGATGAAGTGCAACAAGCCCCGCAGAGAAGTATCTGGGGGGAAGAAGTTTGTCGTGAAAGCTTGTCAGGGTGGTAAGGAAAAAATTGTACGCTTTGGTGATGCTAACATGAGCATCAAAAAGAATAACCCGGCACGTAAGAAAAGTTACTGTGCTAGGTCAGGTGGGATAAAGGGTAAGAGTAATAAACTGTCTGCAAACTACTGGAGCAGGAGAGCTTGGAATTGTTAAATGGCTAGATATGATACATATGGGCAGGCCGATGATCGGGTTGTAGAAGACCTAGACCAAGGCTTTTCTGGCTTTAACAATAAGCTTAGACCCGACCAGCTTCCTTCTGGAGTGTTGTCTGTTTCTGAAAATGGCCGAATGGATTTGAACGGTGAGTGGCAACCAAGAAAAGGCATGGATATATTCTCTGCTCCATTTTCTGCTGCGGTTCTTGCTCTTCCATTTAAGTTGTATGACTCAACCAATATAGGTGGTGGAGTTGCTTCATTTTCTAGGACTGATTCAACAATCCAAGTTAATTTTAATTCAGCTCACAACATTACAACTAACACTGGGGTAAATATTAGTGGATTGACGTTTTCTGGTAGTGTTGATCCAAACGGTAATTTTATTGCTACAGTTGTAGATGCAGATACAATAACTTACACAGTTACTGATTTAGCTGAAACGCCGGGTGGAACTATGGTGGTTAAGGGAATGAGACTGCTAGATAGTGCTTCAAACTTTATAGAAGCATCTTGTGAATTTTCAGATCCTAATAACGATGCAACATCTTACATTGCTGTTGTCGGAACCAACAAGACAGTATTGGTAAAAACTTTAGATAGTGGGGCAACAACAGTTACTCTTACATATCCTTCTGGAGAAACGGTTCCAAGGGGAAGCAATGTGGTTCAGGCATTTAACAAGTTGTTTATATTCCGCAAGGGGCAGATAGCTTTACAGTGGGATGGAGACATTAGTACCACTACCTTTGCTTTAGTTTCTAACGGAGCGTACACTCAGCCTACACCTCTAGCAATTACTGATCTCGATTTTGCATCAGGCATAGCAACAGCTACAGTTTCTAGCACCAGTTCTTTATTGGTTGGAGATGAACTTACAGTGACTACCGCAGGAAGTTCTGGTTATTCTGTTGGTGACACCGTTCGGGTTAGATCTATAACAAACTCAACAACTTTTACTTTTGTTACGGACAAAGCTGATGCTACAAACAAAAGTGCTACCGTTGAAAAGAAAACATCTATTGGTCTAGGATTTAGCCATATGCCGGCTCCAGAGTTTGGTGTACCACATCAACGTAGGTTGGTTGTTCCATATCAGTTTGATATTACCGGGTCTTCTGGATCTGCTACAATTACCAATAGAAATATTTTGGATGAGGCTTTGTTTTCGGATATACTAGATCAAAACACGTATGACAGAATTTACGGTCAGTTTAGATTTAATGCCGGAGAAGCAGATTTTATTGTAGGTTTTCATTCTTTCTCTGATGACCAATTGGTAGTATTCAACCGCAATAGCATTCACACAGTAAAGAATAGCCTAGATCTGGGAAGCAGTGTATCACAAGTTATCACAAGCGATATAGGGTGTTCGGCCAGAAACAGCATACAGCAGATAGGAAACAAGCTAATGTTCCTATCCGACAATGGAGTGTACGCACTAGACTTCGTTGATCTTTACAACTTGAGAGGGCAAGACGTACCATTGTCTTCTTCCATTCAAGGAACCATCTCAAGAATCAACAAGGATTATGCAGATAAGGCAGTTTCTGCTTACTTTGATAACAGGTATTACATTGCTGTTCCTTTGGATGACTCCACTACAAACAACGCTCTTTTGGTTTACAACTTTCTTAACAAACAATGGGAGTCGTTGGATTCCATAAATGATTCAGACTGGGAGTATACATATTTATTGACTGGTGGATCAGGTGTTCAGAGAGGTGTTTATGCTATCAACCGAAATGGTGGAGTTCACAAATATGAATCCAGAGCAGATGACATAGATCTGTATGTTGGTGCTATTGGGGCTTCAACAGAATCTATTTTGGTTGCAGCATCAGCAACAAGCAGGATGTTTACCATTGGATCTATTGACAGAAAGAAATGGAATAACTTTGAACTGCATCTTCAATCTTCTGAAAACAATGTTTCTGATGCAAATTTGGAAGCAATAACAGAGAACATTGATGCTATTATAGATCTTGGAACAGTTGCTAACATAAACGGTGAAGAGCTTGCTATTGATGAAGATGTGTCTCTTCGGGGAAGATTTGGCAACAAACGAGCCTACGGATTACAATTTAAATTAACAACAACTAAGGGGAGACCCAGACTAAGAGCATTGAAGGTAGCAGGAGCTATAACCTTTAGAAGCATACAAAAAGCAGAATAATGGCTATTTTAAGCAAAGGTACTACATATTCAGATGGCGATCAAGTAACGTCTACCAATCTTAATGCACTTGTAGATAGTGCAACATTTGCATCTGGAGCAGTTGATGACTCCACGACCCAGCTTTCTAGTGGGAAAATAATTGTAAAGGATCTTGGTATTAGTGCTGGCAAGCTTGCAACAAGTGCAGTGACCACTGCTAAAATTGCAGGTAGTAACGTAACTACAGCTAAGATTGCTGCCGCCAACATTACCACCTCTCTTATTGCAGACAGCAATGTCACAAAGGCTAAGATAGAAAACTTAGCAGACTACAAGGTTCTTGGTAATGTTTCTGGTGGGTCTGCTGCTCCTGCGGAAGTGGCAATATTGGATGAGGACAATATGTCTTCCAACTCTGCCACGTCTCTTGCTACTCAGCAGAGCATTAAGGCGTATGTTGACACTCAACTAACTGCTGAAGACTTAGACTTTGCTGGAGATAGTGGAACTGGTTCTGTAGACCTAGATGGTCAAACATTTACCATTGCTGGATCTGCTGGATTAGATACCTCAGCAAGCAGCCAAACTCTTACAATAGCTTTAGATTTTAATGAAATTAGTAATGCTGCTATAGCTGATGGAGACTTTATTCCTTTTGTCGATGCTACGGATAGCACAACAAAAAAAGAAGCAATAGCAGACATCGCTACTCTTTTTGCTGGCACAGGATTATCAGCTTCTAGCAGTGTTCTTTCTGTAGATGCTTCCCAGACTCAGATTACCTCTGTTGGCACACTTGGAGCAGGATCAATATCTTCTGGTTTTGGAGCCATTGATAATGGATCTTCTGCAATAACCACTACTGGAGTTGGTTCATTTGGTTCACTAGACATATCTGGAGATGTAGATGTAGATGGAACTCTAGAGGCCGATGCAATAACGGTTAATGGTACAGCTTTAGCTACAGTTATTGCAGGAACAACAGTTACAAACGCAACAAACTCTGCTCATGTTTTAGTAACTGACAACGAAAGCACTAACGAAGAAAACCTAATTACTTTTGTAGAGGGGGCAACCTCAAGCACAGGCAATGTTGGCTTGGAAATGGATGGCAATTTTGCATATAATCCAAGTACAGGAACGGTTAGTGCTACAATTTTTAAGGGCAACATTGATGCTGTAGATGGAGACTTTGATGGCACTCTTGAAACAGACGCTCTTTCCATAGGAGGGACAACGGTTACTTCTACTGCTGCTGAATTAAACTACTTAGATATTACTACACTAGGTACATCCGAGGCATCAAAAGCCGTAACAGTAGATTCAAGCGGTGATCTGCTTGTACCAGACAGTGACAAGTTTAAATTTGGTACAGGTTCTGATATGCAAGTCTACCATGATGGTAGTAATTCATACATTACTAATTCTACAGGAGAGTTAAAGCTTGCTACAGAAACTTCTGGTATAGCCATTGCAATAGGACATTCTACATCTGAAGCTACTTTTGGTGACAATGTAACTATTACGGGCAACCTTACTGTTAACGGTACAACCACAACAGTAAACACAACTAACCTTACCGTTACTGATCCCTTAGTAAAATTTGGTGAGGGGTACACGGGCTCGGCATTTGATGAAGGGTTTATTGTTACGCGAGGCAACGGCTCTGCTAGTAACACTGCAAACAAGGGATTTATATGGGACGAGTCTGCTGACGAGTTTGCCGCAATAGCCTGTAATACAGAAGACGGAACGACCGCAGGAAATGTCACAATCAACAGCTATGCTGACTTGCAGGTTGGTAAGTTGACGGGTGGAAGCTTAGATATTTCTGGAGCTATAGATGTTGATGGAACTACTAATTTAGATGTTGTAGATATTGATGGGGCGGTAGACATGGCAACAACACTGGCGGTTGCTGGTAATGTTGATTTTAACGGCGATTTAGACGTTGATGGCACTACTAACCTTGATGTTGTAGACATTGATGGAGCTGTTGACATGGCATCTACGCTGGCAGTTGGTGGTCATGTAGGAATGCCTTCAGGAAATGTTACGGGTAAGTTTGCTGTAGGTATATCGGCGGTACATCCTTCACTTGATTTTTATAACCAGGGGACTGCCTATTTTAACGGTGCTACTACAATAAATGGTGCTGTTCAAATAGACTCAACGCTTACCGTAGGTGTAGATGATACTGGTCATGATGTTAAGTTCTTCGGGGCAACTAGTGGTTCTTATATGCAATGGGATGAGTCACTAAATCGCTTAATAGTTAACGCAGATGGGGTTGGTATTAAATTGGATGGTTCATCAAACACAACCAAGAGCATTTTCTTTAGGCAGACAAATTCATCTAATCCTGCACAAATTCTTTCAGATGGATCATTGAGGTTGTTTACGGAAGACAATGGTACAGACATTCGCTTCCATGTAAACAGTGATGGATCTAGTAACGAGAAGCTGCGTATTAACGCTACGGGCGTTGGCATTGGCACGGCGGCTCCAAGTACAGCTTTAGACGTAGCGGGGAACGTGACATTCGCCAACAACAATACTGACGATACTAATAAAGAAGGACATTTATTAGCCCGTCAATATGACTCTGGAACAGAGGCAGAAGGTTTTCAGGTATTACAATACTTTGCAAACTCATCATTAAATAGAATAGATATAGGCGGTGCTGCCTCGACATACAACGCCGCTACTGCAATAACATTTAATACAGCGGCAAATACTACAACACGCTCAGGCACAGAAGCGATGCGTATAGACGCATCAGGCAGTTTGTTGGTGGGTGGCACTGCTCTTGCCCAAGCGGATAGTTTTGGTGTTGCTTCAAACGGTATTATTTACTCTGCACGAGCATCTGGCTCTGCGACTCATGCTATTTTTTACAATGGCTCTTCAGTGGTTGGTAGCATAACAACGTCAACTTCAGCAACAGCTTTTAACACCTCATCCGATTACAGGCTTAAAGAAAACGAAACAAACCTTATAGACGGAATTGATCGGCTGAAGCAGCTTAGTCCATATCGCTTTAACTTTAAAGTAGATCCAGATAAAACGGTAGATGGGTTCTTTGCTCACGAAGTTTCAGATATTGTTCCAGAAGCAATAACAGGAACTAAGGACGGCATGAAGGAGGAGGAGTATGAGGTGTCTCCCGCGGTCTATGAAGATGTTGTTCACCCAGCAGCGGAAGCCACTTATGATGAAGATGGCAATGAGCTTACTCCTGCTGTAGAAGAGTGGACAGAAAGTGTACTAGTTACTGAAGCGGTGATGGATACTCGCAGTGTTCCTGACTATCAGGGCATTGACCAATCTAAACTAGTACCGCTTTTGACCGCAGCATTGCAAGAGGCTGTAGATAAGATAGAGGCTTTGGAAGCTAGAGTGCAAACATTAGAAGGATGATAACAATAGAACACGTAACACATCAATCTTTGCCTAACTTGTCAGAGCGTATGTTGGCTGACGATCACAATGTGGTTATGCCAACTCACATCTTCCGCAAGGATGGCGACATCATTGGCTCTGCCAGTGTTGGTGCTGCACCACTTGTTTGGTGGTGGATGGACAGCAAGAGGGCAAAGGCGTTGGACAGTGTTAGGGCCATCAAGAAACTTGAAGATGAGTATGCTGCAAACGGTATACACCGAGCTTTTATAATGTGTGACAAGGGTAGTAATTTTTTTCCCAACATGGAACGTCTTGGTAACAAGAAGATGTGGGAAGGTGTAATGTACTATAGAGACTTTAAATAATAATAGATATGGGTAGCACAAGAATAGACGCTCCACAGATTGATCCAATAAATGTAGCTCAACAAATAAAGGACACTTCTAGGGCTTACAGGGAAGCAGCTCCAGACATCATTGCTGCTGAAGCCAGAATTCGTCCAGAAATGCAGCAGCTCGCTTTGGATGATGCTAAAACTGCTTTGATGGGCGGTGTTACTAGGGCAACTTCTGAGGCCAGAGACACGGCTCAACAAAACCTTGAACAAGCACAACAAGAAAGACGTTCTGCCGAATCAAGAATACAGGGTGACATTAAGAGGCTTTCTGATAAGGGAGATGCCTATAATGACAGTGATGAATTAGCACGTTTGCGAAATCTAAAAGATGAGTACGCAGATGCACTTGCTAGTGATAGTGAGAACGAGGAGCTCAAAAAAGCTTTACAAACCGTAAGGGTAGAGCTTGGTGAAGATGTACCCGACTTTCATGGAACTGGTAATCTTGGTAAAGGATATACTTCTGAACAAAGAGAAGGGCGTTTTGGTGCGGGTCAAAAAGAAACTCGCGCCAGAGAGGTTGAAAATCTTGCATCAAGTCTTCAGTCATTAAAGGAAAGCGGCGATCTGAGCGATGATGCCATTGCAACATTGCAAACCACTTTTGATGACGCTGCCAATAAAGTTTTAGGAGAAAATCCAGGAATGATTGAACTGTCCAGAAGGGCAGTTGAAAGCCAAGCAGAGGTAGGCAGAAAACTAAAAGACGCTGCTGCCAAGGGTGAGTTTCAGACAATAAGCGAGCTGGCTCCCGATCTTGTAAAACTTTATAGAGAGTCTGATCCCGGTTCTCAAAACCTTGCAGATATTGCTTCTCAAAGAGCGGAGCAAATAAGCACTCAAAGCCCTTCAGAAGCACAAGCAAGCTTTAGAACTCTTGCTGACACTTTGTCTCAACGTGGAGATCCCACTACACAAGCACAAGCTGGAGATGGTGCAGCAAGGGAGGGCCTTCAGGCTGCTGGAGCCGATCTTGGTCAAGCTCAAGGTGCTCTTGCAAATCTAGCTGACGTTATTGGGGGAAGAAGCGGAGACGGCACTCTTGGTGCTGCTGCTAGAGGAGGACTGGAACAGCTTATAGGCGGCCCAGCGATGGGCCAAACAGCAGAGCAAAGAGAAGTTGCTAGTCAAATTCAAAACCTGTTGTCAGGGCGACAGGCTGGAGATGCGGAAAAGGCTTTGTTGGCAGCGGCTGGTAAAGATCCTTCGGCTGAGGCTCAAGCTCTTGGTCAGTTTGGACAACAAGCTTTAGGTGCTGATCAACGTGCAGCTTCGGATGTGGAGCAAGCGTTACAACAGCAGGCGTTACAGCAACTAGGATTTCAAGCTGCTGGGGCTTCTCCAGAAGAGCAGGCTATCCAACAACGTATTGGTGGTTTAGTTGCAGATGCAGGAACACTTTCTTCGGCGCAAAGACGCCAAGGTGAACAGGAGGGATTAGCTCTTGGTGTAAGACAAGGAAGGGTCAGGGATCTGTCTACTTTGGCTAATGTTCAAGATCGCTTGGCCGAAGCCCGTAAAGCTGATGAGGTCCAAGATCTTATGACCGCACAACAACTTATTGGTCAGCAACAAGCCATGCAACAGGCTAGGACAGCCGAGGAAATGCAACGCATGGGAATGGGTGGTCAGTTTGCAGGACAAACTGAAGCATTGGCTCAACAGCGTTTAGCTGAACAGAGGGCCATGCAGCAAATGGGAGTTGGAGCCGCTGGAACTGCTGCGGGTTTACAAGCCCAGCAAGCTGGTTTGCAGCAGCAAGCTTTGCAGGCTGCTGGTGGACTGGAGCAAGCTCGCATGGGTCAGCAGCTACAAGGAACCGGACTAGCTCAGAACATTGCTCAAGCTGGTTTTGCTTCAGATATGGCCGGAAGAGAGCAGCAGCTTCGGGAGTTTGGTGTTGGAGCACAAGAGGCAGCTCGTTTTGCACAGCAGCAGGCTCAACAGGATGCAATGCGAGCCCAGGTTATAGGGCAGCAAGCAGGTCTTGCCGGTCAACAAGCAGCCTTTGCGGGGGAAGAGGCTCGTCTTGCTGGACAACAATTTGCACAGCAAGCTGGCATTGAGCAGCAACAGTTTCAGCAACAGGCTCAGAGAGACTCAGCATTGGCTAGTATTTTTGGAGCACAAGCTGGTCTTGAACAACAGCAATTTGCTCAACAGCAAGCATTGGCCGGACAAGCCGACGCTCGTTTAGGTCAAGCATTTCAAATGCAAAGGGCTATGGGTCCAGAAATTGGAGCGTTCTTTGGTCGCCCTGCTTCTCAAGCTGAAGGACTGCAAGTTCTTGGTATGGGTCAGCAACAAGCAATGTACGGAACCACTCCACAAGCAACCGATCCAATGTTGGGTGTCAATATGGCTCTACAGCAACAGGCTAATCAGACAGCTCTTGATGCTGGAGCAATGAGTGCATCAGCTCAAGCTCAAGGTGGATTGATGAGTGGTCTTGGATCTATAGCTGGTGCTGCTTTGGGTGGCCCGGTTGGAGGGTTTGGCTCTGCACTAGGGGGAGCATTGTTTGGAAATAAGCAAGGTTGCTGGGTAGCCAGAGAAGTGTATGGACAAAACAATCCAATGTGGTTATTGTTCAGAGGTTGGCTTTTTGATGAAGCTCCTTCTTGGTTCCGCAAAATTTACATCAAGCATGGTGAGCGGTTTGCTGAGTTCATTAGCAACAAACCATTTATAAAATCTTTCATTCGCAAGTGGATGACCTCAATAGTAAAGAAGCATTACAAATAGATAGGTAGCAGTTATGGCAGTATTAGGTAGCACAGTTGATCCCCGGTTGGGGGCCGTAAGCCCTGCGGCAATACAGGCACTCTCACAAGCTGGAGCGGCGACGGGACAGATGTACCAAAATCTTGGTCAGTCTATTAAAGGAGTGGTTAGTGATGCACAAGATCGCAAAATATCTAACAATCTTTATGAAGCCTTGGGAGAATCTGTTTTTGATGTATCTCAAGCTACTGGAGTTGATCGCAATGCTGTAACTTCAATGTTGGAGGCCGCTAGGGCAAATGGTCTTCCCGCTTTGCGTCAACTCCAAGATACCTTTACCGGATTTCTAAAGGCAGACTATGGTGCAGACAGAGAAGCCTTACAGAAGCAAAAAGACTTTGAAAACACCCTAGAAAGAATGGACTTTGCTGAAACTCTTACTCAGGAAACAATGGATGTGGCAGATAAGTATCTTAAAGAAAACAAAAATATTGCAGACCAGTATGAGCGACGTATTCTAGATGATACACAAGACCACAGTCTACTATTTCAAGGACGAGGGTTTGGGCAACAGACCAAGGAAAGGCGCGGAAAGGAAAAATTCCTGACCAGTGAAAGGCTAGGAGAAGAAAAGTTCATAACCAGTGAGAGGCTAGGAAAAGAAAAATTCCTAGATTCCCAAGCAAGGAAGGGTGAGTCTTTTACAGACTTCCAAAGGAAGGCTAGGGAAGAATACGAAAGGCTGCAAGATAAACGACGGTCTGATTTGAAAAAATCTGAAACAGACAATCTTTATGGCAATATGCTTTACCTTCAAAAGGAATTTGATTTAGCAAAGAGCAATAACGATGTAGCTAGGCAAAAAGCTATACGAAGAGACATTATGCTTATAGATGAAGAAATCATAGAAAGACAGACAAAGAAATCAAATGACTTAATGGATAGATTTAGGGAAGCTAGAAAAATAGGAGACCCATCCACGAGAGACTTTGAAGAACAAAAACTGCAAGCCGAAGCTGAAAAAATTGGTCTTGCTGTTCCAAACCTTGATAAGTTTGTGTTTTCTATGAATGACTTGAGTAATAGAATAAGCAATAATACTTGGAATGAAGAGAATATACCTAGGATTTTAAAAGGTGTTTTAAAGGATAACGAAAGGCATAGTGCCGAGGCTCAATACGGATTTTTCTTATTAGCTTCTCAAGGTGAACTTTTCCCAGACGATCCTGGGAAAAACAAAAAATACTTACAGGAGTTTGGTAAGAAATATGATATTCAAGACGGATGGTTAAAGGGGGTAATAGACGGGACTGGTCTTATAGCCAGAAAAACTGTGAACTTTTTTGATCTTGATTTAGTCATTGATGACATGAAGGTTATGGAAGATGGGATACAATCCTTTCAGCCAAGAAGTAATTTAGGAGATGCTAGTCTGAATGTAGAAACACTAAATACAGGTCAGATGCGTCCTGGACCTTATGCCGATCAACCTTCATTTTCAGGACCACGCTAATTTTAACGCTGATGCCATTTACTGTAGTTAATGTATCTTCTACTGGGCAGTCTGTTAGGGTTGAGCATTCGGAGGATGCTACTGAAGAAGAGATCCTACAACTTGCCAGAGAAAAAGCGGCGGCAGAAGCTGCTTCACCAGAGAAGTCTGGTTCTCTTGCTAGGACCGGTGTAGGTCTTGCTTCTGAAATAGCCATTGGTGAAGGAGGCAAGCTAGCGGGTGCTGCTGCTGGAGCCGCAATAGGTTCTGCCGTTCCGGTTATAGGTACGGCAGTAGGTGCTGCTGCGGGATACTTAGTTGGAGGCGTTGTTAGCGGTCTTTCAGGCTCATATGTAAGACAGAAGGTATCTAGACCAGGAGAAGATCTTTCTCAAGGAGAACTGGTTGCCGACACGCTTCTTAATCTTGTTCCTTTTGCGGGAGTAGGAAAAGGAGCAGGAGCGGTTACAAGAACCGCACAGCATTTGGCACTAGGGGGAACGACAACGGCAGGTGCTGTAGCTGTAGAGTCAGTAATTGAAGAAGGAACCCTTCCTACTTTAGAAGAACTGGGCAAAGCCGGGTTGACGGGAGGAGTGCTCTCTCTTGGATTTGGTATGTCAGCAGATAAGTTCTCTAAATCCTATGAAAAATTTGCTGGCCGTAAGGTTGATAGGTTTATGGATGCAGTGAAGAAGGGCGATCCTGATGCCGTAGACCTAGCTACAGCAGCAGAAAGAGCTGCTGTAGAAGACATTCAAAAGAGAAATAAAGATCTTAGTCAAAAATCTATTTTAGCCAGAGAGCAACTTGATGATGAGCTAATACGTCTACAAAAAGAACAAAACCAATCTTCTGGAAATATGTTTTCAGAAAAGGGAAAGCTTATAGTAGAGAAGGATGTCGTTGATAAAAATGGAAATGTAGTTTCAGAAGGTAACGACGCGTATAGAGCTTTAACTCTATCAAAGAAATTAACTCAAAACAGAATTGATAGTACGCGAACCGAAGTTAATAGCTTGATAGAAGGTGCTAGAACAATTGCTTCCTCGGCGGGTACATCAACCGAATCGTTAATGAAAAGGTTGGACGAGTATCTACACGCAAAATACGCTACAGAATTTAGGGGTACTGGTAAGAATAAGAAACCTGATGGAGCAGCGGGAGTTAGTATTCTTGGTAATTCATTGACAGACAAAAATGCAAAAAAAATAGTTGATGAATTTGAAGCAGACATTCTACCAATTGCAGCACCACTGGTAGATAACGCAAAACAACTTTCTAATAAAATATTAAATACACTTGAAGAGGGTGGTATTGTAACAGCAAAAAGAGCAAAAGCTTTAAGGGATGAAAATCCAAACTATGTTCCGCTTCAGCGTTTGTTTGATGATGCTGTTGATGCTGATGATGCTGACAATTTCTTTTTCAGTAGGTCGGTCTTCAATCCTAAAACATTAAAGAAGGCCAAGGGAGATGAAGACCTTCAGGTTTCTGTAATTAAAAATTTAATAGATGGAAATGTTGAGGCTGCAAAATTAGCCGAGGCCAACAAGGCCAACTTAGTTTTCAAAAGACTATTGGAAGATCCTAGAAACAAAGAAAGAGCTGGTGAAATTGTTAAGATTAGAAAGGCGACATCCTCAAGAGCAATAAACGTCGGCAAGGATTCTCCGGTAATAACAGTTTTTGATCCCGATAATTCATACAACATATATAAGGTTGTTGATGGCAAAAAGGAGATAGTAGGAACATCAAATAAATATTACTTAGATTTTAGTGATGGCGTGGTTCCAGAGCTGGGAGCAGCAGTGCGTGGAGTCAATAAACACCAAGTCAAAGGGGTATTGAAACTTAGCTATGGAGTAAACAAATGGCTTGGTGCTGTATATACCGGCTACAATCCTTCTTATGCTGCGGTCAACTTAATGCGTGACCGTGTTGTTAGTGCATTGAACACTTTTAAGAATTTAGATTCTAACGCGCTTCTTTCGGTGGCTAATCCAGTCTCTGCTTTCAAAGAAATGAATGTTATCAGGAAAAAACTTTTTAATGGTAAAGCAAGTAATCCTGATCAACAAAAAATGATGGATGATTATGATGCCTTCGTTAGAGACGGGGGTTCTACTGGTGGTGTTGCTACTGACAGTCTCAGGAATCTATCTAAGAATATAAAAACTATTGATTTCTCAAATAATAAAACAATTAAAGAACGTCTGTCCGCTTGGAACGACGTTGTGAGAAGAATGAACGAAGTGGTTGAGGATTCAACTAGGTTCAGTGTTTACCGAGCGGCTAGGACTGCGGGTAGGAGTGGCAAAGATGCTGCGGTAATGGCTAGGAATGCTAGTTTTGATCCAACTAAAAAAGGTTCTAGAGGAGATCAGCTTAAAGCTTTGTATTTGTTTTCCAATCCCAGTATTCAGTCGGCAAAGAATTTTTGGAGGAGCCTAAAAGACCCAAAGGTTTTCAAACCAGTTTTGGCAGGTACTCTTGGAACGGCTGTATTACTAGAAACATACAACTCCATGATCGATCCAGACTGGAGGAACAAAGTAAAGGGCGGTCCTGATAAGAGTGACTGGAGGCTAAACAAGAATCTGGTAGTGCTTAATCCATTTCCCAATGATGATGGGAGTCTTTCTTATGCTCAGTTTCCATTGGCTTATGAAGCCGCACCCATCTGGACTGCCGTTAGTGGTGGTGCAAGAATGCTTACCAATCAGACAATGAGAGCGGCTGCGGCGGCAGGTATGCTTTCCCCAGAGGAAGTGGCTGCAATGCCTGGAAGATTTGATTCTCCAGGTAAGATCATCAAAGGTATAGGTCAAAATATATTAGATAGTTACAACCCTACTGGTGGAAGCCTTATTCCTACCGTACCAAAGAAGATTCACGAAATTGTTTGGGGCAACAAGGATGGACTAGGCAGGGAGATTGTTCCTGGGTATCTATTGGAGCAGAACATGGCGGCATACGCCAAGGTGAATCCTTGGACTGCTAAAACCCTAGGTGGTGAAATTGCAATTGAGCTTTCCAAGGAACTAGAAAATCTTGGTGCTCCTGTATCCCCAGAAAAACTACTTCATTTATTTGAGAGCGGTTTAGGTGGAGGTGCAATGGATCTAAAACGTTTGTTTGAGGTTTTTAGTAAGATACACAATAATCAAGAACTCAGGGCTAATGACTACCCCATCTTCCGAAGATTCTTTGGTTCAACTTATGCAGATGGGTTTGAACAACGCACCGGTATAGAGCCCGATCTGGAATTGTTTGAGTTTGAGCAGAACACTCAGGACTCTCTTAACTCACAGGAGGCTTTTGATATAATGAGTAAGCTTAAAAGAATAGATGATCCGCTTAATCGCCAACTTGCTTTGCAGAATGAATTATCTAATGCAAACAAGTCCGTTCAAAGGCGTGTCAAAAAAATGGTCAAAGACCAAGAGCGTGGAATTACTAGATCTGATAAGATGATAAGAAAGCTTGGCGTCCAGAACGGTAACCGAGCTAGGTTTTATGATGCTCAGATTGAAAAGATGCCTCCTGGTTTTATCAATGAGTTTTTGCAGGAGCAAAAAGACAAGGGAATCCTAACCAAGAACGTAGAGAATCAAATAAAGCTTAAAAGCGTATTACAAGCAATCGCTCCACAATCAGTTGTGAATGAAAACTAAAACCATATATATGCTGGACGGTAAGAACTACACCGGGAAGCACAAACACTTCAAAGATGGTCGTTGGTTTACTGGGAGAACACACACTGCATCCAGTGAACCACTGGTTAGGCAGGACCGGGTGATTGCTAGTTCTAGGAAACGCATCTCCTACTAAAAAATAAGGGCCGAGAATAACCTCGGCCCCGACGGGTTTAATGAAAGGTGAAAAAGATTAAACACCATTTCCAGAGATTACTCGTCTGGATTACCGTCTAAATTTTCTTCCTCTTTAGGATTTAGTTGATCGTCTAGTTTTTCACGCTGCTCTTCACTCATCTCGTCGATGGCTTTTGCAGCCTGTGCTTTTAGAACATTGGCACATCCCACAACAGTCAACGAAGAAGTTAGTAAATCTTTCACTTGGTCTATCGTTGCTGTGTTGATCAGGTAGTTTGAGTAATCTTGTTTTAGTTTATCTAGGTCCATTATATTTATCTTGTTGTATTTTAGTTTCAAGGAGAGCCAGAGCCCTCCACGCCACAGCTACATAGTCCTCCTCCAGGAGGTGTCGCATTAGGCAGTCATGGTGATCGTTAGATTTGTTTGGTTCCCAGTGCAGAGGCTCAAGAGGATCGCAATGCTTTTCGTTGCCCTCATAAGATTGTCTCGCCACCGCCGCAATCGCGTTCGGGAAAGGAGATAGTACACCAGAATAGATGGGCCACTTCTTCCTCTCGCCACTGTCCTTGGGCAAGATGCTAACTTTGTACTGTGGATTAGATCTGAAAATCATAACTCTATGAATTTAACCAAGTGCATGGGAGACATATAGAATGATTGCACCATATTTTCATAGCGTGAGTCTTTTTTCGTTTCGCAATACCAGCTCTTGTGTGAGCTTCCCTTTACAATTGCTGCATGGGTTTCTCTTTTGTTTAAATAAAAATACCTATATGGCCTTGGCTTTGCTCTGTCAAATGAATGTTTAGCACACACAATAAACTTAGAACCGAAGGGCCAGTCTGCTCTTCCGGTAAAATCAACCCCTAGCTTTTTTACCTCAACCCTTTGGGAAACATACAAGTCCCCGTCATCGGCAAACTCCTCCCACTCCTCATGTGATGGAGCAACGAATGTTGGTGGTATGTTCACCGGATAACCCATCGAGCTGATGTGGTTTGCAATTTTCCATACTGGCCCGTGACTTTTGGCTAGGTGCTTTTTGAATCTTTCATTGTCGTTCATTTCTTTTTTCTCTTTGCGTTCTCTTCCTTTGTCTTGGCCTTGTGTGCTTCCTTGCTAACTGCCTGTAGGTTTTCTTTCCCACAGAACAATCTAGGAAGAAGTTCGTTCCAATTGTACCCAAGATATTTAGTTTTGCGTCCCCACTTTTCGGGGATTACCGGCTCGATGTGATCGACCTGCATCTCCTTTGCCGGGAAAAGCTTATTGGTAATGGCACAGCGATACATCTTCCGCATCCTTCCGGTCTTAGGGTTCTTCTGACTTTCAACAAACGACTCATTAAGTGTTTGATATTTGGGAGCCCACCTCCTAGTCCCCGATCTAACACAGGACATCATGAAAGATCTTAGTCTAGCTTCAGTCCAAACCTTCATCTCATTTTGTTCACCGAGTCATAGAACATGAAGCAACTGATGGCATCATCCAGTGCCTTGGCCTGTGCTTGTTCAGTCCACGTCTTGACATGGGTGTCCCCGTTGTTGGTGTTGATGATAACGGTGTGGATTGGTGGGTCATAGTCTAGGTAGCTGGCAATCTTTACCATCCTAGATTCCGAAGCTAGTTGCATAGCATCCTTGTGGTATGCTTTGCGGGTAATGTCCTGATGCTCTGCCACCTCCCGCGTCTTGTAGTCAAACAGGGAAAGCTTACCATTGTGTACGGCCAATAGGTCAATCGTTCCCCAGATCGGAAGAGCAC